TTATTTTATTATGAGAACATCTCCAACCTGTAAGGTTTTCTTATATATTCCACTTTCTTTAATTGTGTATTTAAATTTATGAGTATCTATTTCCTCAACTTCTTCAGTTAATTCTTTTATTTCCTCTTCTAACTCTTTTATTTCTGCTTGGTAAGAAACATTTAAAGCTTTGGTCTTCTTAAGTTCATCTTGCAGCTCTTGTATTTGCTTATCTTTGTCATCAGATCCCAGAGTTGTATCTTCAATAAATTTAACGCCTTTATACTTTTCAGGATAAATACTAAATCTATAATCAGTATGATTAGCATAAGTGTAATCAATTGGATTCACTCTATATTTTGTACTATCACCACCTAAATACACTTCATAGTGTGTATGAATACCTGTTGAATTTCCACTAGTACCCATTATACCAAGCACTGTATTAGTATCTACTTCTTGACCTACTTTTACTTTTATACCATCTTGTAAATGGCCATAAAGTGTATATACATTATTGCCGTGATCTATTTTAACATAATTACCCCAAGATTTACCTGTATGGTCATTATCTTTAATTGCATACACTTTACCTTTACCAGCTGAATAAATAGGAATATCTTTCTTTTCATCTCTATAAAGATCTATTCCATTATGTTCTGTTCCAAATTTCTTTTTGTATGCTGGGTCGTGGAAATATGCAGCAATACCTATAAATTTTGTAGGATACATTAATTTAATCATTCTTATTCACTCTCCACATAATCCAGATTAATAGTTTTATCTAATGCTTTGTAAGACTTAAATATCTTATCTTCGAATGCTTTATAAATTACATCTGCACCTATAAAACTAATTAGTCCTACCCATAAAGAATTAACTATTGTTAAATCAGTAAAACTCAAACTAAAAAGTGAGCCTACTATCATTGATAATATGAAACTCACTATTATTATTTTAGAACTTTTTTTAAAATTAAAACCCTCTTTTATTTTTTGCACTAAAGCAGTAGATATAATACTGCTACTTACTGCTATTATTAGTACTTCTTTTATTAAATCAATATTCATTAAATTTCACTCTCCTTATAATTTATTTTCTTTTCGTAATCTTTCCCATTTGTCGTGCACATAACTATTTCCACCATGTTGCCGATAATAATCATAAAGTTCGTGTGCTCTTATCTTTTGCTCTGTTGAAATAGTTTTTTTATCAGCTAATTCCATAAGATTAATTAAATCCGTTTTAATACTTGATAAGTTATTTTTTGAAGTTTCGGTTTTTAAATCTTTTATTTCATCTTTAATTGGTTTTAAACTATTATCTATTACTTTGGTTAAACTTTTGACCGTTCCCTTTTTAACATACATAATAGAACCTATGAGTCCAATGATAAAAGCTAATGATTTTGCTATTTCTCCTAAAGTTAAATTTTCCATTTCTTTCTTCCTTTCTTTAATCAATCACTTCTACTGTCATACTATAATTTGCTGAACCAATGGTCGTTGCTCCAGATACTCCAGTTAACCATACAAGCAATCCTATTTGCTGACCTTCCGTAACATTTAAAATAAGACTTCCATAACCTTGATGTATTGCATTGTTCCCGTTTTTATACACCGAGTTATGTGTAGACCAAAGGTCTCCAGATGAGTCAGCAATCATCGCATGATAATTAATCCCAGTTGGACTATCCCAGTCATATCTAATATCGTAAGATATTTTAACCGTTTTAATTCCTTTGCCTATTGTCACAAGATTGTTGCTATAAGTCAATCTTCCTTGAGCATTTGTGGTTACAAATGTATCCGCAAATGGTACATATTTCCTACCCGAATATTCTCCGTATTCTACTAATGAGCCCCCATACATTACTCTTATTAGACAATTATTATTGTTTAAAAAACTAGTTAACTTTTCATTTTTATATTTAACATTATCACTTTCTACTATTAAATCTTTTATTTTAAATTTTGCCATATTAATTAAGGCTTAATGATGTTTATAACTCTTTTACAGTTATGTATGTTGCCATAGTATTGCCTGCTCCTGCGTTTAAACGTAACGCTTCGACAGCTATAATTGCAATTCCAAAACTTGGTGTAATTTCAGTTATTAAAGGTGCCATAGTAAACGTTGTATAAGCATCTGCACCACTTTTACCTATTACGTCCGCAAGACCAATACTGCCAACATAAAGTCTAAGCCAACTTCTGCTCGCAGAATACGTCCAAATTTGAGCAGATATTTCAATTTTACAACTTTTTTTTGAATATATGTACCCATTGGTCAAAATAAAATTATCCCCAATAGAAGCACAAATACTATCAAACGGGATTTTATCTCCTTTTGCAATTGTAACATCTGTAGAGTTTACACTCACAGTAATAGCACTTTTACTAACATTCGAGATAATCTCATCTAATACTGTTTTCAAATTTATTTTATTGTGCACAATACCTGTACTATCTAAATAAACATCATTTTTTAATTTGATTGCTTTACTCATAATGAGTGTTTAGTTTTATGCAGTCCTAATCCATATGTAACAAGTAAAATAAGGTTGTAAATTATTATGAGATTGTCCTCCACCAATAAATGATGTTATACCTGAATTAAATCTTGTATTTCCATCCCAACCCCAAGACACTGAGTAAGCAGCATTTTCAGGATGACCTGAACTTCCTGTTTCCTGAGAAATGTAAACCTCGTGGTTATGTCTAGGTATTTCATCTGCTGTTAAAGTATGTTTCTTTTCTCCGCCAGTTTTTTTAACTGTATTAAAATCAGTATCAGAAGTATCTACACATACTAGAGTTTTACCTGGTATTAATTCCCACGTACCATATCCTAATAATGTATTTGGATTTCCTACTCGAGTAGTCAAATAAATATCTCCTATTTCATATCTAGGAGAGGCAAATAAACCTTTTAAACTCCATATTGAATTAGACATTGCACACCTCCGTCGATGTGCTAACTAAACACGTACACCTCCTTTTACAGAAGTGTTTAGGAGAGCAATTAAATAAGCCTTGGCCCTCCTTTCTGAAGAAGTGGTTGATAGCAACCCCCCCCCATAGTATTTTTAATGTTCATAACTTTCCTCCTTTAAAAATCGGCCACTGTTTCTAACTCGATGAATTGACCATTTATTCTTATTGAACCATCTTGATATATACCAAAAAGTTCTATTCCTTTTGTCACAAGAAAGACTGGTTCTGCTGATACCAGTTTGTCTGAATAACTTAGTTTAAATTCATAGTTCTTTTGATAATCAAAATTTGTTCCACATTCTTTAGTACCTGAATAAGTATTTCCACTTTTTGTTACTTCAACTGCTCCTAAATCTGTCCAAGATGTTGTTCCTGATTCTCTATAAGATAGGTTAAGCGCTAGAATGTTTTCTATAGATCCAAAACTATCATTAAAATAGTTGCCATTAAACGTTAAATTAATAATATTACTTGTCGCGCTGACTCTTTTAAAGTTAGCACTTAACGTTAATGGTACATATTCAACTAGATTTCCACTTGCACTGATAATAAATGTTTTAGAAGCACCACGACTATTCGTAAGTGTTACATTTACAAATTTATTTAGCAAACTAGTTATATTTAACTCTGTAACACTTGCGCTAACAGAATTACCGGCCACTATCAAACTTGTAATAGTTGCTTTAGAATCATTAGCGCTACTTATTCTTTTAGTCATTGTTAGTTTACCAGTGGAGTACCCTTTTACAATATTGTTAGCATTTCCTGTTAAAGCAATGGTTGTTTCATTTATATCTACTAACGACCCTGTAACAACCGGCTCACATATTCCTTTATCTGCATAAATTGTAAAATATGCCGAACTGGAACCAACTACAGTATTTCCACTATAAGTGGTTAATAAAAGAGTGCCGTTTGCACTCTCTCCAATAAATTCATTATAGTATTCACTTGGTACATTAAAACCAAATGAAGAACCAGCTAATTTAACTTCGCTTGTGGATAACCCACCACTTGCGTTTAACCATTTAGTATTATTTCCAAATGAAAGTTTAACACTATGTGTAAAAGAAGAACTTGCCGGGCTGAAAGCTATTGAAGTTGATTTTTCAATAAAACCTGTAAACCCGATCGCAGTTGTTTTTCTTGCAATATTTGGAAGTGTTAGATTTCCACTAGAAAGTGCAGCATCCTTTGGATAGTAATAACCTGTTTCATCACTTTCATAAAATGCAGCTATACTTATTGTTAACGCCCCGTTATCTTCATGTTCTACATCTCCTGTCCAAGTACCTATTTTGATTTCAGTACCAGATGGATGTATCTTTGCAACTGTTGTGTAAATTATACTTAAAGAATTATCTAATTTACTACTTTCTAAAGATACACTTAAGTAAGAATTAGATGACCCGTAATAAGAGTATCCTTTTATGCCTTTACCATATACATTAACAGTTACATTGCTTTTATTTGCTGTCGTGGTTTCTCCATTATTAATCACTTCTAATCTAAAGTTAAAAGCATCAATACTACTATGACCACTTCCACCTTTAGATTTAACTGTTATAGTATTATTATATATTGTCGCCATTAACTATCACCTCCAGTATGGAATACACCTAGTCCTTGTCCGTGAGTTTCATCATATGTTTCTTGTATTCTAAAGTGAGGAAAACTTGCAAAAACTTTAACAAGTAAATTCATAGTGTATGTTAGTGATGTACCTTTATAAGACTCAAGTTGTGAAAATTTATTAACTATATCATCGTCAACATATCCAGAATAGAAATTTAATTCTTCTTGAGTTCCGGATTTATCTATAATTGTTACTCCTGCTTCATCAAAAGTTGAACCAGTTTTTGCACCATCTTTATCAATATGCATACCATCAGTATCAAGAGCTATACCAGTTTTAGTATTTAGTTTCTCAACACCATTTTCAGTTATAGTTTTTTGGAACTCTATTAATTTAGCATTTGAAGTGGTTATTTCATTAACCTTGTTAGTTACTTGAGTTACCGATTCAGTTGTTGCATAATTATTAAACTTATTGTTTATGTCCTTTAAATTATTATCAGTTTCTGTTTTATTTTGATTAACTTTACCTTCTAAACTTCCTATGTTACTAGCAGTTTCATCAACTTGTGTTACAGTCTCTTCAACGGTAGTAACTAGTTGCTTATAACCTTTAATAACATCGACATTTAAAGTGCCTGTAGTTATAAAATCAGCAACAATTTGCCCATCCATAGTCATTGCTATTCCATATGGTCCGTTAATACCAGTTGATGAATAACCTAAACCATTGATGTTCCAACGCCACACCTTTTGAGCCGTACTTGGATTGTCAGTATCCATAATGTAAAGTTCAGATTCCGTTTTATAGACATACCCACCCATCGCTTTAGAAATTAAATTTGTTGCATTTTCTTTAGCATTATCCAAAATAGAAGACGGGTCAATATTATCTACTTTTTTGGATATTATATTGACAGTATTTTCAAATGTATTTTTATAGTTACCCACTTCATATGTTTCTATAGTATCCTTTAAGACATTATAAGTAGTAGATATTATTCTAGATTCATACGTAATATCTAATAAATCCACATAAACTGTATCTCCAAGATTTACTTTTTCTAAATAAGCATATTTATCATAGTATTCTTTAGTTTTGGATAATTCTAACCAATTAATGGATATATTAATTAGAGGTTTATCCTGGCCTAAAGCAAATAAGGCATTAGCGCTAGTTCTTAATGCATCATAAGCTTCATCTAAAGTCTGATACGCTTCTTGATCATCCGGATCATACTTAATATCATCAAAATTCACAACACAAATTTTGGGACTAGGATAATTTTCAATTAAAGGACTATCTACATATTTTTCTGGAAGTTTCAATCCATCATAACCTATAGGCATTATCCTTGTATAAAGATTAGTAATATCAGTAGTAATATTTATATCCTGAATATTTTTACCTATCATTAGTTTAACTTTATTATCAATACCTCTTCTAGACAGTAATTTCAATTTAAAATTATCTCTCAGCAATTCTCCACCAAATAGCGTAACCATAGAATTGTCTAGATCTCCTACTATGCATTCGATCGGATTCTTCCTAACATATCTAGCAGTTTTAATTCCAGTTATAGTTGATTCAAAAGTAAATGGATGAATAAAATTAGTATGATCCAAAATATACTGTCCAAACAATGCACTAGTTTTGTTTGTAGGAGCACAGTCTTCCACTAAATTATCATTTAAATCATAAGTAATGTGATAAGCAGTAACTAGAATAGTTTTAAATGTTTTTTGCACATATTTAATTCTGAATAGCTGATAATTTTCGTTCCCTACATTTGACTTAATAATATTGTTTTCAATTAAATAATTAGCTAAATTGCCATTTAATGGATATTCTATGGACAAAATAAAATCGCCATTTAGCGTTTCCATCACTTTTGCTGATAAACAATCTGTTAAATAACCCTTACCATTATTATCAAAATCAGTTGTTGTTGATTCATAAATATTCATTTTTTCCTCCTTTACAAGTACGCTTTTTTATATTTAATAACAAAAGAACTTACTGCACCACTAAACTCTATAGCATTTGAATTGGGTTTTAATGTCGGAAAATCATATAGCATTTTATCTGAAATATTAACACCTTCAGATGTAATAACTTTATTTTTACAATCAAGTATACATTTCCCCGTAATACCTTTTAGGTAAAACGTTTTATTATTTATTGTGACAGATACATCTCCTGTACCCGTTATTTCTAATATAGGATACATAGTAGCGGTTGCACCAACAATATTTAACGTTGTATTTTCAGTTAAAGTTTGTGAAGTTTCTTCTATATCTTCTGAAATCGGATTCACTAAAAATTGGACAATAAACTTTCTAAAATTAATTACTTTATCAAACGGAATAGAATTATTGATTATAGCAGTATACTCTTTCTCGTTATCAAAAGATAAAGTCCCATATCCATCCAAAAATTCTTTTACTTGTTCGACAGAAGTAACATCTGAATTAATATGGCATTCTAATTTTAAAGCAAATTGCTCATAAGTCCCGTTATCTACACTTAAAAAACCATTTCTTCCAGGTATTGTATATATATCAATACTTTTTTTACCTTTATTAATAGTAGGAGAATTTTCAACAATAATTCCCTTATTAACCAAATCGACACCTTTCCATTTAATCACATTAGTTCCCTCCTTTAGCAAGTGCAGAATTTTTTCTATAGAACTCCAGTTCTTCTGATAATTGTTGTATATCAGTTTGTCTCGTATTATTGAAATTCTCGATGGTAATATAAAGTGGGTTTGAATTAGCAGTAGGATTAATTACTGGATTTACACTAGCAGTTACTTTTGAAGACAATCCTTTCATTGCTTTTTGAACATCACTAACTGTAGAATTAATACCTTCAACCATACCATAACCAAGATTCATTCCTATTTGTTCTTTCATTACTTTAGATGGAGAATTAATACCAAACAACTTTTTAATAAATTTCATTATGTCTCCAACCCATCCCTTTATTTTGTTTTTGATCCATTCATACGAATTTTTGATTCCTTCCCATAATCCTTTTACCAAATCTTTGCCAACTTCAATTATTGTCGAAATCGAATCTTTAAATGCTGAGGCAAGTTTTTTTAAAATTTCAGGAACCTTTTTTACAATTGTTGGTATTCCTAAAATCAAGCCTTTGGCTATACCTATTGTCAACTTTAAAGCCGCTTCTATCAACAAATCTATATTATCTATCAAAGTCCCTACTAAAGTCCAAATACATTCAAGAATAGCCGGAATCAGTTCATCTACATTATCAGCTAAACCAGTCGCTAATCCACAAATAAGTTGAAGCCCAGCATCTAAAATTAAGGGTAAATTATCAAGTAGAAATGTTACTAAATTTGTTACTATTGTCACTATTGTTTCAGATAAAGGTTCAACATTTTCAGTAATTAATTCTAGAAGATCATTAATCGTTTCTTGAACTGTGTTAAATATATCCGGTAATAGCGTTGACAATAATTTTCCAATTTGCGGAATTAATGTTTTTGCAACAGAAGTAATGCCTGTTAAAATGTTTGGTGCTAATTTTACAATCGCATTACTAACATTTATCATAAATGTGTTAATCGAATTCGATAGTTGTTCTGGGCTTCCAATTCCGTTTAAAAAATTATCGAAAGCCGATTTCATAGAACTCATAGAACCTTGAATAGTAGTATTTGCTTCAAGAGCAGTAGTTCCAGTTACTCCTATCTCTTCTTGTATAATATGTATAGCATTATAAACATCACTTAAGTTGGAAATATCGTATTCAACACCACTAATTTTTTCCGCATCTTTTAGCAATCTTTCCATTTCGGTTTTAGTACCACCATAACCTAATTTCAAATTATCTAACATTGTATAATTTTGCTTAGCAAATCCTTGATAAGCATTTTGAATGCTACTCATATCAGTACCGAATTTATTAGCATTATCAGCCATATCAATTAAAGCCATATCCGCTTCTTCAGCAGCCTTTTTAGTGTCCCCACCCAGACTTTGTAACAAACTAGCACTGAATGATGTAACTGTGCTCATATAAGTATTGGCACTAACTCCAGCAGTTTCAAATGCTTTTGCCGCATTTTCTTTAACAATATCTGCATTATCTTTAAATAATGTCTCAACTCCACCTAAGTTTTGCTCTAATTCTGCATATGATTCTACACCCTTTTTAATAACGGTCCCAACAGCAGCACTTGCAGCAGAAACAGCAGCACCAACGACTGCAATTGTCTTAGTAGCAACCTTACTTACTTCAACCATACCGTCTTTAACTTTATCAAGACTAATTCCATTCATACTCTTCATTTCTTTTGCCATATTTTTAATAGCGTTTTCTGAACTTACTATTTCTCTTGATAATTCTCTATATCTGTTCTTTTGATCATCAGTTAATTTTGAATACTCTCCCATTTGAGCCTGAGCCTTTTTTAAAGCTTCCAATCTTTCTTTTGAAGCATTTATGTTCTTTTGTAAAATCTCAAACTTTTGACTCAATATTTCTGTGTTTTTTGGATCTACTTTTAAAGATTTATTTATTTCTTTTAACTCTGAATTGGTTTTATAAACAATATCATTTACACCCTTGAGTGCTTTGTTTAACTCTGTACAATCCCCACCAATCTCAATAGTTATTCCTTTTAATTTATCTCTAGCCATAATTTTTCTCCTTTCATATTTTTAATGAATATTAAAAAGCACTATTCAAAATGAGTAGTGCTTTTCACTACTCATTAAGAGTAGTTAGATAAATTAGGCTTCTGTTACTTCTTCATATACAGATGTAAAAAATGCATCATAAGCTTCTTTATTAGTGGTTGTTTCTGTTAAACATACTCTAATTTTATTATCACTTAATCTAGGCATTGCTTTTATTGTAATTGAATCTGTGTTTGGAGTTGCTGAAGTTTCATTAGTCTTACTTTCATTTTTGCTTCTTGAAGCAGTACAATTGTAATACCAGAACTTTCTAGCCTTTTCATCTCCTTCAACTTGAAACCCTAAAGCAAATCCTGAAACCGTGTCATCTGAAGCTTCGATTAAAGCTCCATTTTTGTCTTCGGTTTCCCCAAAAATTTCTTTTCTAACTTCATCAGTCAACGTTGCCAACTCTAAGTCACCTTCATAGCCTTGATTCACTGTTGCTGAGTAATATTTCTTATTATCAGCAAAGAAGTCAGTATCTTCTCCTGATGGCGATAATGAAATATTAACGGCACCAGGAATCTTGATTGGTGTTGAATAGGTATATGTACCAGTTGTACCTATAGTAAACTTTGAAACATATACATTAGATAAACCAAATTTAACTTTATTCATATTCTTTTCCCTCCTTAAATTTCATAAAAAATATGATATATTTTTTCTTCTTTATCCCATAATTCTTCTGTTTTATCGAACGGGATATCATTATTATTTAATAGTTCTTCAATTCTTTCTTCTAATTCTACATCTTTCTTTAAAGTAATTAACTCTATTTCAAAATGTCTATTTAAAAAATAGTTTTTATTATCAGCATTAAAAGTATCAGATAATTGTTCTCTATAAGCCATAAAAGGTGGTACAAGACTTTTATTGTCATCAAAATGGTCGTAAGCAACCGGAATTTTTATCATTTTTAATAAATCAAATAACTCCTTGTGTTTCATAATTTACCTCCACGTTTTATTATTTTTTTAACGTTTTCTTCATACTCTTTGACACACTCATCGTGAACTGGTTGGATATGTTTTTCTTTCGGAATATATTTTCCACCATTATGCGTTAAATGCTCATTTTCAAGCAAATGTGTCAATTGATAGTCTGTAGCATTGTGAATAATACAGGAAATTGAATCAAAACTTTTAACAGTTTTAACTCGCCAGCCTTTAGCATACCTTCCCTTTCTCCCACTTCTTGCAGATTTCGGGGAAGTTTGTTTAAGCTTAGACATTCCTTTCTTTGCTACATTAATAGCTTCTTCGGCAATACCCTCTTGTATATCCTTTGAATATTCACTCAAAGTTTCAATAATACAAAGCAAATTTTTTGCCATTTATTTAACTCCAATCTTTTTTGAGCAAACAAGAACAATATCAAACTTATTCTTTGGATCTGCAGTTCTTACAATAGAGTAAACTTCGTTATTATATTTAAGAAAAGTTTCACCAGAATAGTTTAATCTTTTTATAATAAACTCTACAGTAGGATTAATTCCAACAGCAATAGCATTATAAAACTCATTACTTTTAACACTTTGTTTCTTAGCATAGCACTTACTAATAGAAATGTTAGAAGATGACATATTACCTATATCATCTTCTTTAATTTCATTTGATAGTAAATAAATAATATCTGTATATTCCATTATTCTTCTACTACTTCCATATATTCTGTCACGTGTCTTAAAACATCTTTCTGAAGAGCATATGAACTAGCATACATTTCTGAATTTGCTATATCTAAAAAACTTAATACATAAGTCAAGATTGCAGTTTCAATTAAGGAATCGGAACTATTTATTTTATCTTTTGCTATACCAATAGCTTTTAAATCAAGTTTACAAGAAGAAATATAACCATCAATGATAGTATCAAAATCTTCATTATTAATACCTTGAATTTTTTTAATTTTCTCTAGCATAGCTCAACCCACTTTCTAGTTGCTCTTTGTTTGAGTTTGAGTTGTAGGTGCTTTGTATTTGCCATAAGCAAATGAACCAGGTTTTGCCTTACCATCAGCAATCACATATCCACCATAGATAACTCTTCTTGGTTGAACTTTAACTTCTTTATCAATTCTTAAGTCTTGGTTAAAGTTAATAATATAGTTGTCAGTAGCATTACCAACTACGATGTCTCCTGCAGTTAAATATGGATCCACTTCTATTTTTGCTCCACTAGCAACTGTTGGAGCGTTTGTTAAATATGGGTAATTACCATTACTATCTTTATAGAATGTGATCATATCTGAAATGCTAGTTGAAATATAAACTTTAGCACCAACTCTATCTTCATCACTTAATGCCCCAAGACATAATTTTATTAATTCAAATGGGTTATCGCTTTCTTTTGCAGTTAGACCATTTGTTACACCAGTAGGTTGATCTGAACCAGTACCATAAAGTACAGCATTAACAAGTGCTTTATTCATTTTCTTATTAAGTTCTTTAATAAGGAATGCGTAAAATCCATCAATTGTCATACTATCTGCTTTCCAAGTGATTTCGATAGCCTTTGTTAATTCATATCCTGTTAATTTAAGACCTTTATATTCTTGGCCCTCTTTAACTGTAGATGTTAATTCTGCTGTCCAATTAGCATCATCTGCTGCAAATAAATAAGGTAAATCTACATTGCCATCAACATATAATTTATAAACATCTCTATAAAATGGTGAAGCAAGTTCTGCCATTTTTAATAATTCAGTTCTTAAACTATCAGGTATTAAAAGCCCTAAATTGTTTTGACCTTGAACATTTGTAGCTGAAGCTACATAAGTATCTGTTGTTGTTCCAACAGCATCACCAATTGCTCTTTTATCAGTCTCATCTAATTCCTTTCCCATCATATACTTTGCCCAAGCAGTTCTGTATTCTTTTGAACTTAAATCGTATTTTCTTTCTTCTTTCATCTTTCTTTCCTCCTTTTCGATTTTAAATTCTTTTCCCTCTAAACTTTTTTCTTCAAGTTTTTTGGCTTTTTCCTCTTTTTCTTGAATCTCTTTTAATTCAGCTTCTTCTTTAGTTAAATCATCAACTTCTTTATTTAATTCTTCAACTTCTTTCACATCATCAATAGTTTCAAGAATAGAACGTATTTCATTTTTACGAGTTTCAATCTCTTTTAATCTGTCCATCCGGACACCTCCCTTTTAATATTTGACACTCTTTAGGGCTGTTATCTTTCCCATTATTCCCGTCCAGGATTTATTAAACGACTTAGTTGGTGTTCCACCAACAAAAAAGGAACTTTCCAGCTCCTAATTCATAATCGTATTAACCTAATTTTTTTAACACTTCTTGCTTTTTCATTTGAAGTTCATTATATTTATTCTTTTCATTTAAATATCTTTCTTCAGTTTCCTCAATAGATCTTGAATACACAGATGTACTATCATAAAAAGGTTGGTCCACAACGGCAACATCATAAAGCTTATCTATGTCTGTTACCTTTCTTGTATCAGTATCCCAGTCCCATTCTTCTCCACGAACTGTGAAAGCAAAACTCATTTTATCTAACAATCCTGATTTAACACCTTCATAAATTGATTTATGTTCAGGTATGTTAGGATTTAATTCTGCTTTCATTTTTAGCCCCTTCTTATCAACCATTAATTCTAGCGATTTATTTCTTGTTCTTGCTAAACAAATAAATGAATCGTTATGATTGTATCTTAAGACAACATCTGACATATCAGTGTTATCAAATGCTGTAGGCATTATAATTTCTGTATACCCGTGTGTTGCCGGACTATTAAAAATAACTGGATAACCTTCAATTATCATTTTACTATCTTCATCTTCTAACGTTCTCATTTCTAAATCAAAACATCTAATTTCTTTATTCTTCATTTTCTTTTCCTCCTTGATATTCATTTGCAATACTTCCATCTATATGATTTAAATCTTGCATTATTTTATCTCCATCTTCAATAGGTTCTAAATTAAGAACTTCTCTCATTTCGTTAACAGTCATAACATTATTTCCATATCTAAGTAAATTAATCTTAGTATTATTTGAAGCATACTGTAACCTATTACTAGTAAATATTATTTCATTACCATTAGCAAGTTCTGACTGGGTAAACAGTTTATTAGTAAACTCTAAACCTAACTGAATACTGATTGGTTCAATTACACTTTCATAAAAGGCTGCCCATTCATCTTCTGAAAATTTGGATTGTAATATATTTTCATTTACTCCGAAATAGTTATATATCTCATCGTTAATACTTTTAATTTGATATTCGCTTGCTGTTGTTGGTTCGATTTTAACTGGAGTAAATTCACTTGTTCCGTCGAGCCCACCGATTCCACTTCCATCAGAACCCTTAATGAAATCTTTAACAAATTGGTCTCTCATTTTTTTGACATCTTCAGGTTTCATCATTACTTTGGTTGATTTAAGAACACCTTTAATTGATTGAGTAGTCTTAATAGCATTTACTATACCTTCCATTAAAACGTGCTTAATTGATAATGTTTTAATTAGTGGAATATTACTACCACCAACAACTATGTCTTTATCCGTAAATCTAGTTAAATGAATACAATCTTTAAGAGCAACAAATCTCCTTTGACTGTTACCAAAACTAAATTCCAAATATATTTCTTTATCATATTCATAAAACTTAATACTTTCAAAATGTATTGGATATAACCCCGTTATTTTAAAAGTATTTTTATCCCTCAAAATATAAACAAAAGAATCATTATACATTTCAAGTTCTGTAATAATGTAATAATAAAATTGGTAAGCATTCTGCAGTTCATTTGGATTCTTACTCAACAGTCTGTAAAGTGGTCCGTTTACTTTTTCAAAACCATTATTTGAATTTCTTATGTGTCTTGGGTTAAGTTTAGCACTATTCCTAGCAATAGTGTCAACACATCCACGAACTATTGACGTATCATAATATCTACCATCATAATTAGTGAAATAGCTTTGATAACCATTTAGTATTTTAAATTCAGTAGCACTCGCTTTAGGTTCTGTACTTTTTGCATCGCCAAATATTTTGCTAAATAAACTTCTTCTTTCTTTATTCTTCATTTTCTACTCCTTCCCCTATAAAATTTAAATATTCATTTTGTTTATCAACAAAAATGCAATAAGCATCTATTAAACTTACCGCACCATCTATTCGTTGTCTGGATTTTTCTTTTACTGGTCTAATATTTTCATTTTCATCCGACTTAATGGATAAGTTAGATAAACACCATTTCAAAATTGGATTGTCATTATAATTAATCTTTTTATCAATTAAATCCGCTTTCATTTGTTTCATTGGTTGTGACATTGTTTTAGCACCTTGTCTAACTTCAACCATATCAAAACCATATTCTTTCATTTCATCAGACCAATACTGAGCATTCCAACTATCGTATCCTATCCATAATGGTCGCAAATCAAATTCTTCAACTTGTTCAACAAACCACTTAGTTACATCTCTGTAATCAACTTTAGATCCTTCTGACAATCTTAATAATCCTTTATCAAGCCATTTATCATACGGAATCTTATCATCGTTAATTTTATATTGTAGATTATTCTCCGGGATAAAATACATTTGCTTAATCTTAATTTCTCCGTTTTGGACTCCAAGTAGTGTTGCGCAAGTTAAGTCAGTAGTACTTGATAGGTCACAACCACCTATGCAATAGCAATTTCTAAAATCTTCATAAGTATCTTCGTTATTTAACTCTTCAAATGATAACCACGACTGAGTATCACTCTGTCTAACATTAAAATCTTTACATAACAAATTCTTTAATTTTGAAGAATCGTTAATTGCTTTGTTAACTTTATCTCTAAGCTTATCTATGTCTTTTATTGTTCCTAAACCTGGATTCGCCTTAAACCACGCTTCTTCATCTTGCCACTCATTAGGACTATCCAACTCATAAATCACTGCCAAAGTTGTATAATCTTTAACAGGTAATTTATCTAGTATTAGATTAGTACAATAAGAATACTCACTATCAAATACACCTTCACGCACAGTTCCCATTGTCGATGTTTCTAAAAACATTGGCTGAGTTCTTGCACTCATTGAATCGTACATTACATCAAGTAAATTAATGTCTTTCCAAGCGTGAACTTCATCTGCTGTGACAAAATGAGCATTAACACCATCTAATGTATTGGACTCGCTTGCTAAAGGCCTAAAAAAAGAATCGGTTGCATCATAATAAATACCGCCAACCAAACATCTTATTCTTTTTTTTAGTGCCGGCGATTTATTTATCATTTTCTTCGATTCTTCCCAAATAATCTTAGCTTGCTCTCTTTTAGTTGCTAAAGAATAAATTTCTGCACCACCCTCACCATCCTTAGTGAGCATATAATTTGCTAGTCCGGATGCAATTGTAGATTTACCATTTTTTCTTGCAATAAATAAGAGGACTTTAGTAAATTGTCTATAGCCAGTAACTTTATCAACAAAACCAAAGGCTGATTGAATAAAAGCTTTTTGCCATAACTCCAATTTAATATTTTTACCTGCCCATCTACCTTTAGATTGCTTACAATACTTTTCTATGAAATGAATAGGTCTTAAACTTTTCTTCTCATCAAATATGAACGTATGTCTTTCTTCCTTTTGCGTAAAATTATTAAAAAATTCCACTGTCTCAGGATGTTTGATTTTGCTAACTAACTTCTCATAAACAGTTAATACTTTCTTATTAACTTTTTTAGGGTTATCAAGCATCCATTCATAATATTCTTCAATATATGTCATAGGTCATCATTCTCAAAATCATCTGAGTCAGATAGTTCATTCTGATTAAGCATATCATTAATTTGCTTTGAAAGGTTCTGATAATTCTTAATTAAATTATTGTAGGTAGTTAAAGCAGGATTAGTTCTATCTATCTTATATTTACCTTGATCCATTTTAACTACAACACCATTTTTATTAATGTTAGATTTAAGTTTCTTAAGTGTTCTAAAAATAAATTTAAGTTCATCTACTAAACCTAACCCTAATGTTCCAACATCAGAATCTAAATCAGCAAACCTTTTTCTCATAATATCCATATCTGCTAAAGTTAGACTTTTGATTTTCTCATCTTTTCCCATATTACCATATCCTTTCTATTGATTTTCTCAAAACCAGGGGGGTGTACGCACGACTTGTGTATTTTTTGTGTGCCCTGGCATCGTTGTCCCATATAAGCTTTAAAAAGCACGTTATAGGGGGGTTACCTTTTAATTAAGTTGCCATCGGAATCAAAAGTTACATCACTTCTAACCACTTCCGACTTAAAATGTTCATTGTTATGACAATCAATGCACAAGCCTTCAAGCAACTCTTCGTTTAATGATATATTTATATCAGTAAAGTTTAAATCAGTAAGGTATACTTTATGATGAACTATTCCTTTAACCCGTTTATCTTTAGGAATATTCTTATCTGATAATCCATCAACATACACAGGTCTAAGACACCTAGCACATAAACAGCTTTGTTTAACCCAAACATTTCTCCTAACGGACTTCCAAGCTTTTGTCTGATAAAATTTTTCTCTTTCCATTTGGTTTGATTGAAGATGTTTCAATTACTTTCACTTTTTTGACATAACCCTGACATTCAAGTTCTTTAAACCTTTCTTCATCAAGGTATAGTTCTTTTCCTTTCTTTTCATAAAAAGGTATCTCGACTATTGCTTTAATCATAACTGCTCCTTTCTACCCAAAGAACCTATCTATATCACTTTGAGTTGGTTTACTTTCTTTCTCTTCAACACTAGAAATCAATATATTCATTAATGAAACAAAACTCATCTCTTTCATATCCTTTAGTGTTATATTTAATCTTTTTGCTAAGGCAACTATTTCATATATGTCCATCTCTTCATCAGAAGAACTTGAATTACTTACTGCTTTGTAGTTGCCCTGAAATGGGTATGACTGCTAACTCGATAACTTCTTCTGTCCATCTGCTATCTTTATATAGGCTTTCTATTGATTTGACAAAAGATTTAAAATCAGTAACTTGTGACTCATCAGCTTCTTTTATCATAACATAGGAAATTCTTAGTAAAATCAAATTTAATTCATCAAGTATTTCTGCAGATTTACTCATATTCTTCTCTTTTATGTCATTATATTCTGACAACTTAATTATGTCTGATAAAAAGTTCCTACCTGTCTCATCTTTATAAGCAAATGCTGTATAAGCACTTGACTTCATTTTGTAATCAGTGTTGTCGATTTTAATTATTTTTAGCATCTAATCACATCCTTTCTCTTATTTTTTCCCATATTTCATTTTTGTTAGCTGATAAAATGCAAATAAATATTGTACCAACAAATGTTAACACTCCCATTACTATTGCTAATATTGATTCTTTCATTTTATCAACTTCCTTTCTATAATTTTTGCACAATAATCGGACTTTTTTGTGCATTTATCCATTTGTGAGTGGACTTTTTTGGAATTTAAAAAACAACCAGTTAAGGTTGCTTCAACAAAATTAGAACATATAGTATCTTTAATAGATACTGTACCAATGATATAAAGGCTTTTTACATACTAATATAGCAATTCTTCCTTTGTCAGTTATGATTAAATATTTGGTCGATTGCAAACCTATATTTCTTCACTAGGAATATTAATCAATCTTGCAAGCTCTTGATTAATATTGCACCCTTTCATTTCCCAGCATACCCAATTTATATATCATCAGTACACTACCTGTTAAAAGTAATGTGAACAACGAATTAAAAAGATAACATCTAATTAATTCCGAGTAGTCATCCTCGTATTTTAGTACTTCAATAAGTACTCTAGAAAGATATCGATAGGAGAGTTCCAAAGGACTAGAACAGTAAAGAATATCTCTCTAGGCTACTTATTGGATAGCCTATATTTGAATTGGAGTTTATGAGCAATAATTAATTCTAACTTATAATCTTGCTCATTATAGACATTATAACACTTAATTCGTGCCATTTCGTGCCATCTTTTATTTTCCACCATAAATTCTTTTAACTTGTCTTAAGGAAAAATGAGTGATTCTACTAATTTCTTCCCACTTAAGTTTTTCTTCTTCCCTTAAATAAACTATAAAAGTTTTTGAATCAGAATTTATTATATTTGATATTTTTTGATTTAGTCTTTTTTGATATGAAAGCAGTTTATCGGTAAGTTCTATTATGTTTTTATCATACTTTTCCGATCTAATTGTGTAGTGAGTAAATTTATCCATCGGTTTTCCGCCTTTAACTATTACATCTTTATATGTCATTGCACCTGGTTGTGTTTTAGCAAATTCAATTTTCTTTAATGTCAGATATAAATCTATTTCATCCTCTAATTCTTTTATTTTATATTTTAATTCCTTAATAGTTAATTCTTTTAAATCTGTCATTTTATTTGCCCTCCTTATTCTTCCATAATTTTTCTAATTTCATTTTCTTTTCTGCATTTGAAGTTTGAGTATATATAGCAGTAGTTTTAATATCGTTATGTCCCAAAATGTCTTGAAGTTCATCTAAATCTATTCCAACTCGTTTGCATTCTTTTGCAAATAAATGTCTCCAAGCGTGTGGATGGATTTTATCAGGATTTATTTTTGCTGCGCGTGCTATTCTTTTTAGTCTTCGCCAAATTGTACTATTATTCCACATCGCTCCATCTTTTGCTTTTGGATCTGTTGATTTGAAAATATAACCACTTTTGATTTTATGAAGTTTACAATACTGTTTAAGTTCCCTTCTTAATTCATTAGTTAAAATTAAAGTTCTATATTTTCCTTTATTAAATGCTGACTTAATGTAATTCTTTTCAAGGTTTTCCACAGTGAAGAATTTAAGTTCTTCAATTCTTGCTCCAGTAGTAGCAAAGATTTTAATAATAAAGTAAGTATCCTCTTGTCCTAGTTTCTTTGCCCATCTAAGCATTCTTTTATGTTCTTGCTCCCAAATAGGATCATCTAATGAAGTTTGTCTTTGTTCCTTAAACTTTTTTAATCTTAAATCTTCATATCCTATAAATCTGATAAATTTATTAACTATTGTAATATATTTGTTTTTAGATTTAACTGCATAATTGTTTTCAGTTAGATTTTCTTTGAATTCAATAAGTAAAGATTTATCGATTACATTTTTATCTTCTGGAACAAATTCTATAAATTTATTAATAGCATTCCTATATTCAATTATAGTTTTTTTAGACTTTTCATCATCTTGTTCTTGATTAAGAAAATCTTTCAATTTAGTTTTAAGTTCTTCTTTCATATGACCTACCTTTCTAACACTTAACGCCCTATTATTTGATGCAAGATAATCATAATATTATATTGCACTATATAAATATTGATTTTTCCTTTATTCTACAAGGGTTTAAGCTCACTTTTTGTTATTATATACTTTTTAAGTTTTTTATACTCATTTTATAGTTTATAACACCCCTTATTTTTTAATTATTAGTTTGGAAGCCACCACCTGTCTCTGATTTTAAACATATAGCTTTCACTCAATAATTTTC